TGAAAAACGCACTTCCAACGGCTTGATGGCAAAGATGACCGCTCAAACGCAGAAAATCGAAGAACTGCAAGCGGAAATCGAAGCGAAGAACGCAGAGCTTGCACGAGTGAAATCAGAGATTATCGCAATCTCAAAAATCAAAGCAGATACGACACTCAAGTCGGAAAACCAACGTCTGAAAGCTGAATTGGAACTGCTGAAAAGAAGAAAGGGAAGAAAATGATGACACTTTTTCTTATTGGGCTTGGTGCAATAGCCGCACTGATCGGAATCACGATTTTGGTAGATATGCCGCCGATTGATGAATTTGGACGTGATTTGAAAAAGGATTAAGGGAAATGGAAACGCGCAAATGCTCAGGATGTGAAGAAAGAAAGCCTATCAGCGAATTTTATAAAAAAGGCTTTAACAAACAGGGGATTCAGCAATACAGCAGCAGATGCCGGCAGTGTCAGGCTGAATATCACGCGAAATATTACGCGGCTAAGAAAGCAAAATTGCCAGGCACACGCCGTCAACCGAAAGAGTTTACAGACGCAGACGAAGAACGGCTGTTCTCAGCCAAGCGCGGCGCGGTAAGCATGAGTATTTCAGCAGAGCTTGCAAACGAGGCTTGTCCGCAATTAGACCCGAAAAACTGGCCTATCGGCGTAGCGGAAAGTATTTACAAACAATTCGGCATGAAATGGAGCTACTTATGAAGCTTGCAGTATTTTTAATTTGTGTGTCGGTCGTGGTGTTGGCGATTGGCTTTGTCGAATGGGTCGCAAAGAAAGTACGCAACCAAGACGATGATTGGGGTGGTCATTGGCCGTATTAATCCCGATTGAGCAAATAGTAGAGGCGGCGGAAAGAGCGAATGTTCTTTCCCTGCCTTACCCGATAAGCACTAACCGATATTGGAAAACGTTTAGAAATAGGCAGGTATTAAGCAAGGAAGCGAGGGCATACAAGCTTTGCGTTTCTCACGCGGCAGAAAGGGCAGGTTTTAGGCCGTCTGAAAAGGACGTAATCCTGTTTGTCAGCCTAGTGCCGAAGATGAATAAGGACGGCACGGCAAGCAAGGTAATACTTGACCTTGATAACTGCCTAAAAGTCGCTGTCGATGCCTTGCAAGGCGTTGTCTATCACAACGACAACCAAGTTAGATTTATTTTAGCAACATATTCGAGCGAGCCAAGAGAGAACGGTGGGCTTGATATTGGGATTGCGGAGATTTAAGAAGTGGTTAAAATTTTTTCGATTGTTTCGTCATTAATTTTTATTCACTTTGGTTATTTTGTAGCCAAAATTTTAATCAAATTAGATTTAACTAAAAAAATAACCATTAAGCTTGATAGTGAAAATATAACGACAATCACGCCGATGTATTTTTTTGTTGTTGCATGGTTTGCAATTATCTGGGGTGTTTTGCTTTTGTCATTCTTCCTGTTTGGGAAGGGTGCATAAATGAGCAGAACCAAAGAGGAAAAGAAGCACCTTGAGCGCGTGGCCTCACTTGGTTGTATCGTCTGCCGTAACAGTGGGCGATACAACATACCGGCAGAGGTGCACCATATCCGAAACGGTGCAGGGATAGGACGGCGGAATAGCCATTTTGAGACGATACCGCTATGCCCTGCACATCATCGGACTGGTGGGGTAGGGGTAGCCTTTCACGCCGCGCCGAGAACGTTTGAGAGCCTGTACGGCACAGAAAGAGAATTGTTGAAACAGGTTGAGAGGATTTTAAATGGCTGTTGATTGTTTGAACTGAAGAAGTGGTTTGGAGTGTGACGAGGTGGATTTGGAGATTGTTAGCGTGAAAGGACGTTTGAAATGAGTTGGATTTTAGTAATATTTTTGGTTTTAATTGGAATAGTCATCGGTGTATTAGGCTTTGTTATTTGGTTTGGCATAAATTTCAGAATACTTAAATGAACGAAGCGAAATTCACACTGACACCGCAAAATGCGCGCGGCGTCATGCGGTCGATTTGGGACAACCTGAACGGGTGGTTCGAGAATGGAAATTTGGACATCACGATCCGCCCATACAAAGCCAAGCGCAGCCATGAGCAGAATAAACGACTTTGGGCTATTTACGGCGAATTAGCAGATAAGGCATGGGTCAACGGTAGGCGATACAGTGCGGAAACGTGGCACGAGTATTGTAAAGGCTACTTTCTGGGATTTGAGCTAAAGGCCATGCCGGACGGAAGCGAGCTTAAAACGCCGATAAGCACGACAACGCTAAACACGGCAGAGATGACAGACTATCAAAACCGCTTGCAGGCGTGGGCGGCAGGAAACTTCGGGTTAATTTGGGAATTTTAAGGGGCGGGAAATGTATCACACGGTAGAGCAGGTTTTGGCGGATGTTTATAAAATCAGGGGCGTGAGAATGGAGCCGTTGAACAACACGGCTTCAGTCATGCACTGGTGCGAATCTAAAGGCGTGATGGGCGGCGGTGGGGATTTAACGCAAGCCGAAACCCACGCTAATGCCGCGATGATTATCAGCCGTATTGAGCGCGTATTGAATCGGTACGAGCTTGCCGTAGTGGAGTGTAAGTACAGCGAGGACTTGAGCGGAATCGTGGATATTACCGCCTATATCGAAGAACAGAACGACGGCGTAAACCTGTTGATATGTGATGCGCTGGTGTCGAATATCTTGAGGGAAGTTCCGAAACAGGTTGATATTATGGACAAGTACGATATTAGTAAAATGACATTATGGCGACACTCGAAAAAAGTAAGTAAACAAATTGCCAAACTGGAAGAGTCCATTCAAATAAAACTCTATGACGAGTTTAAACACTGTGGCATAATTTAATAACACTCTTTATCACAAAAAGGAAAACAACATGAAGAAACTATTACTGACTGCCATTGTTGCAGGATTGCTGACTGGTTGTGTGGCGGCGATTGAGCCAAGTCAACAACAATTAGCCGCAGCTACCTATCCCGACCCAATGCCGCCAAGCCAGTTTGAGAAAGCGATTAAAGAATGGGCGGTTGATAACCTTGTTGACCCTGATTCTATGAATATTCGCAGCATTGATACCACGCCAGCGCGTAAAGGTTGGATTGCTGTTTGTACGAAAATTGACCCGTCTATGGGTAATTGCATGACGCGTATGTTTTACTTTGGCCACATCTTCAATGCGCGTATTAACGCAAAAAATCAGCATGGCGGATATACAGGCTTCAAAGACTACGCCTTTGTTGTGCGTGGCGACCAAATCAGTTATGGCGTTGAAACTGAAAAAATTTCTAATATGAAATTGTTCTAATCTGTTGACATGATGTTACCTTTTATGTACAATTATGCTATAGTTTGGAAATAGCTATATAAACCGCCTTTATAGGGCGGTTTTTTACGTCTCAGGCAGCCTTAAATCGCGTAGATACCGAGCCGCTTTGCGGTGGGAGTGCCGCAGTAAATCAGCCCCGCGCTTTCGAGCGGGGCTTTTTTATTGGAGAATGTAAGTGAACAAAAGCCTGTATATCCCTTTTGAGGGGGCAAAGCTGATTGCTGCCGAGTATGACGGCCAAGTGTATGTTGCCATGCGTCCGATTGTGCATGGCATGGGGCTGGATTGGGCGACGCAATCCAAGAAATTGCAAAAAAACGTTACAAAATATGGGTGTAGGCATATGACTACACCTACCCAAAGCGGCGAACAGGAAATGCTTTATATTCCGCTGAAGAAGCTGAACGGCTGGTTGTTCAGTATCAATGCCGCCAAAGTCCGCGCTGATTTGCGGGAAACGGTGGAGCGGTATCAGGAAGAATGTTTTTTAGTGCTGTACGATTATTGGAATCGTGGCGAAGCGGTTCGGGCGAAAGTACAGGCAGAATTGGACGCATGGCGCAATCAGGAAACGGCGTCATTTACGCGCGGTAGTCATGCAGGGCGTGATTTGAATCTGCGTAAACAGGAAAAGCACTATATTGCCGCCAAAATCAGGCAGTGCGAAGTGAACCTGTTGCAGCCCGATTTGTTTCAGACCGCCTGAATTTCAGGTTTCTAGCCATGCCATAATTGGCGACGGCAAAAGGGGCGGCGTAGCCGTTGAGGAAGATGCCGCGGACGCTTCCAAATAAACAGGGGGTCGCGCCCCACTTTACTTTGCCCTATGCCTTGCTGGTGTAGGGCGCTCCATTTTCCAATGTGTCGAGTGTGTTTCAGCCGTCTAATTCTGAGAGGGGTCGGAGTTAGACGGTTTCTTTTTTAAGGAGGGTTTATGAGCGACACGAAACGCAAAGGCCGTCCGACAGATTACACAAAAGACACGGCTGACAAGATATGCGAAAAAATCTCAGGCGGATTGAGCTTGAGAGCTATTTGTGCTGAGGCCGGTATGCCTGCGCGTGGCACTGTTTATCGCTGGTTGATTGAAAACGCTGATTTTCAAGACCAATACGCGCGCGCGAGAGATAAACAGGCGGACTATTTCGCTGAAGAAATCATCGAGATTGCCGACAGCGTAGAAGCAGAGAGCGCGGCAGTCTCAAAGGCAAAATTGCAGATAGATGCACGCAAATGGGCGGCTTCCAAGATTGCACCGAAGAAATACGGCGACAAGCAAGAGATTGACGTGAAATCGAGCGATGGCAGTATGAGGCCGTCTGTACGTCTGGACGCTGCAGAGTTTCGCAAGATTGCCGAAGATGTTTTGAGCAAGGTTTAGCATAAAATGCTAAATCTATGGGAGGCTATATTGCCATTTTTATGCAATTTTCCAAAGGAATTTAAAATAAAATGGCACTAGAGCAATTCAATGAGACTGAAATTTCGGTAATCCGTGATTTAAGCTCAATCAATCTGTACATGTTCACGCGCTGGATGTTCCGCGAACGTCGTGGCTACCAGTGGACGCAAGCAAGGCATCACGCCCTAATCTGTAAAGCCCTTGAGCGTGTTTTCAACGGCGAGACAAAACGCCTGATTATCAATATTCCGCCGCGCTACTCTAAGACAGAGATTGCGGTAGTAAACTTCATTGCATGGGCTATGGGGCGCGTACCGGACAGCGAATTTATTCATGCGAGCTATTCGGCTACGTTGGCCGTCAATAACTCAGTGCAAATCAGAAACTTGTTACAGCACGAAGAGTATCGGGCGATTTTCCCCGGCGTGGAGCTTGCGAGTGAGAGCAGCCATCACTGGAAAACGACTGCCGGCGGTGTGATGTATGCAACAGGTACGGGCGGCACGATTACAGGTTTCGGTGCAGGTAAGCACCGTGATGGTTTCGGAGGCGCGCTAATTTTGGACGACTTGCACAAGGCTGACGAAGCCCGAAGCGAGGTCAGACGGCAAAACGTTATTGACTGGTTCCAAAACACACTTGAATCTCGTAAAAACAGCATTGACACGCCTATTGTCGTGATTATGCAGAGGTTGCATGAGAAAGACATTGCAGGCTGGCTGCTTGATGGTGGTAACGGCGAAGAATGGGAACATTTGTGCCTGCCTGCTATTCAAGACGACGGCACGGCATTGTGGCCTGAAAAGCACGATATTGAAACATTGCGCCGAATGGAGCAAGCCGCGCCGTATGTGTTTGCCGGGCAGTATCTGCAGAAACCTGCGCCGCCTGATGGTGGTGTGTTTAAGCCTGACCAAATGCAAATAGTTGACGCAATCCCTACGGGGCAAGTCCGCTGGTGTCGTGGTTGGGACTTAGGCGCAACAGTCGGGGGAGACCCAACAGCAGGCGCGAAAATCGGCTTGTATCAAGACGGGCGAATCATTATTGCGGATATTGTTCACGGCGACAAAGCCCCTGACGAACGAGACGCGATGTTGCGAAACACTGCCGCGCTTGATGGTCGGTTGGTTATGCAGTCGATACCGCAAGACCCTGGGCAAGCTGGTAAAACCCAAGCCTTGCACCTGACGCGCATGTTGGCAGGCTTCAATGTTGTAACCAGCCCTGAATCGGGCGACAAGATAACGAGAGCCGAGCCATTCGCAGCGCAGGTTAACGTGGGTAACGTCATGATGTTGCGCGGCGATTGGAACAAAGGGTTGATTGACGAAATGCGGTTATTCCCGAACGGTAGCCATGACGACCGTATTGACGCTTGCAGCCGTGCGTTTGGGGAGCTAATCGGGAAACCTGACAATTTGTCTAGATTTAAGGCGTTGACATGAAAAAATTTAGAGTAGACGACTACATGTCTGCTGTCTTGGGCAGTCGCTACGGTGTGAGCGCCAAGATACGGACGACAAGCGCCCCTGTTCTTTATGCGAGTGGGGGTATTTTTTCGCGCATTGTTGACTTACCCGCACATAAGGCGATGTCTGCCGGCGTGAAGATTACAAACGATTCAGACGGCCTGATTTCTGACGAATTAGACCGTTTGGACGTAGCTGCAAATATTTCAAAGGCTTTGAGCTTTTGCCGTCTGTTTGGTGGCGCGTGTATCGTGGCAGTAACTAACGATAACGCAGACCTGACGGCGGAATTGAGCTTTGAGCAACTGGACAACATCGAAGAATTGCGCGTCTATGATATTACTCAGGTGTCTGTCGAGGGCGGTTTGTACAATGACGCGACAAAACCGAACTACGGAACGCCGGAGCGATACCGTATCAGGACAAGCAAGTCCGATTTTGTGGTGCATGAAAGCCGATTGATTCCGATTGCTGGCGACTTATTGCCCGAAGTAATGCGACACACGCAGATTTACTGGCAAGGCCGAAGTGTAACAGAGCGAGCGTATCAGGCAGTCTTAGACTGGGAAGAAGCGCGGAACAAGACTAAGCAGATTCTCGACCGCAAGCAACAGCCAGTCTATAAGATGAAAGGCTTGGCCGAAGCAATCGCGGCCGATATGGAATCGGCGGTACAGAAACGCATTAACGCAGTCGATATGACGCGCGGCGTTTTGAATACCGTTGCTGTTGATTCGGAAGATGACTACGAAATCCGCGATATGGGCTTGGGTAGCTTGACCGATATCATCGGCAAGTTTGAGCAAGTCGTATCGGCTGAGTGTGGCTTGCCGATTAGCGTATTGTTTGGCGACAGCGCAAGCGGTTTGAACGCTACAGGCGAGGGCGATTTGCGGACGTTCCACGAGGTTGCGGCGGCTGAAAGGCTACGCGCTCAACCTGCATTAGAGCGGCTTGTGTCAATGATTTGCGCTCAAAAACACATGGCCTCAAAAGTGCCTGCCGGGTGGCGTATCGAATGGCCGCCGTTGTATGTGCCGACTGCTAAAGAAGAAGCGGAGATGAAGAAGCTCAAGGCCGATACCGACAGCGTTGTTATTGCTACGGTCGAAAAAGCTGTAAGCACTGGCGCAATGAGTGAAACACAAGCGGCGGACTTCTTGGCTTTGCAAGGAATGTTTGGCTTGACGTTGGAGGCAGCAGGACGAAATGTTGACTATGCCGAAGAAAAAGCGAAAGCCTAAACGATGGCTTTATCCGCTGGCAATTGAGCGAGAGTATGAGCAACTGCTGACGGCATACGCTGACGGCCTTGTAAAAGAGGTCGAGGCGCGTTTGCCGTTGCTGAATCTACGGCTTGATAGCATTGAGGACATTCCCGAGTCAACAGGCTGGTTTGAAGATTTGCGCGTGTGGTTGCTTGGTTTTCTTGGTGCTGGTAGCACGTTGCCAAGCATTAAGCAAATCATGATGGCCGTGGATAGATTCAACCGCCAGCAATTCCATGCGGTTTTCCGCTCGGTGTTTGGTGTCGATATATTTACAACTGAGCCGTTTCTCGCTGACTTGTTGGCGGCGTGGGAAGCTGAAAACATCAAACTGATTAAGTCTATCCCATCTCAATATCTCGACCAACTGCACGGCAAAATCGTTGCGGCGGTTCGTGCCGGTAAGCCAAGCAAGATGATAGCCGAGGTTGTGCGCGAAACATTCGACTTGCCGCGAAACCGTGCGAAGCTGATCGCAAGAGACCAAATCGGGAAGCTGAACGGGCAGCTTACGATGGCAAGGCAAAAGAACATTGGTGTTGAAAGCTACGTTTGGCGTACTTCTTTAGACGAGCGTGTCAGGGAAGAACACAAGCATAGAGAGGGTGAAAAGTTCAAATGGGACGAGCCGCCAAAAGACGGACACCCGGGCAACCCGATAAATTGCCGTTGTTCCGCCGAGGCTGTGTTTCCTGACTTGGAAGATTTGAAAGGTGTTGTTTATGGCAATACGTTATGACCGTGCGCCCATCAAGGCAAAGCGAACGGACGAAGGATTTATTAAAGATACCCCTGTTCTAACACGGACAGGGGTTTTTATTTACCGCAACGCTGACGGCAGTGAACGGCGAGAATATCGCCCGCCTGAAGAAGTATTCAAGGCGGACAGCTTGGCACTTTATGCAGGGATTCCGATCACAAACGGCCATCCAGGCAAGGTTACAAGCGCAAACGCGGCAAATCATACAATCGGCGCGGTGCTTACGCCTGCACGACAGGACGGAGACAACCTGATTGCCGATATTGTGATTCACAATGTGGCGGCGGTAAACGCAGGCAACAAAGAACTTTCAGTAGGCTATGAGTTAGATTTGGACGAAACGCCGGGCATCACGCCTAACGGTGAACGTTATGATGCGGTGCAACGGAACATCGTCCCTAACCATTTGGCTATTGTAAGCAGGGGGCGTGCAGGTAATGCACGTTTGAACATGGACGGCGACGAAGAAGCCGTTATTAATGATGGAGATGTCTCAATGACAAAACTACGTTTGGACAACGGTATCGAATATGACGCCGCGCCTGAAGTAATTCAGGCTTACAACAAACTGAAACAAGACCAAGCGGAAACGGTAGCGGCCAAGGATAAAGCCGAAGCACGCGCCGATTCCGCCGAAGCTGATTTGAAAAAACTGCAAGCTGAGCAAGACAAGTTCAAGCAAGATGCGCTGACCGTTGCGCGTGAACGCTTGGAACTGGAAGCGGTGGCGAAAGCGCATAACGTTGAGTTTAAGCAAGATTCCGCCGACCGTGAAATCAAAATTGGCGTAATCAAGGCCATTCGTGGCGACAGTCTGAATATGGACGGCAAATCTGACGACTATGTGGCCGCCGCGTTTGATATGGCGATTGTGGCGCATGAAGAAGCCGCAAAAGCCAAAGCCGTTGCAGGCCAACGCCAAGATATGGCAGAGGGCAAAGCCGAAGCAGGCATGTCGGCCGCTGAAGCACGCGCCAAAATGATTGCCGGTAATCAGGAGGGTAAATAATGGCAATGTACGATAACTACATGAATCCTGCGTTTGCAGGCATGAAAGCAGACAGCGGCTTTGACCGCGTTGAAAGTGGCGCTGTTGCGGCTGACGGCTTGCAATCAGGCGTGATTGTTGGCAAGGACGCCAAAGGCTTGATTGTGGCCGGTAAAGGCGTAAAAGCCGCCATCGGCGTAACCATCCACTCACACGCTCAGCTTGAGCCGTATAAGCAAGGCGATTGCGTGTCTGTGATGACCCGTGGCCTGTGCTGGGCGCGTGTTGCTACCGGTAAAACTGCCACCGCTGGCGAGGCTGTTAAATTCGATGCGAACGGCCTGATTGATAACACTGCTGCAAACACTTTGACTAACGCCACGATTCGCGATGTCAAAGACGTGAACGGCGAGAAAATCGCCTGCGTTGAATTGCACGCGCCTACTGTTTAAAGGGGTAACTAATGAATCAAAAACACATGCATTATGACGAAGCGGAGAAAAGCACAATCGCCGCTTTTGTTCAAAATATGGGTCAGAAGTTCAATGAAGACCAAAGTGTCTTTGTTGCGCGTGAACTGGACTACGTAAAAGCCAAAGTTTACGAGAAGAAACGCCCGCCGATGTTGGGCTTGTCGCTGATTCCGCAAGAATCTGACGCGCCTGAATGGGCTGAAACCATCACTTACAAAGTCTATGACGTTGTGGGTATGGCGAAGATTATCGCAAACTATGCCGACGACCTGCCACGCGCTGACGTGGAGGGTAAAGAGCACACAATCCGCGTCAAAACCATCGGTAACAGCTACGGCTATAACGTGATGGAACTGAAAGCATCTGCCGGTTTGGGTCAAAACCTGCCGACCAAGAAAGCCGAAGCGGCACGTCGTGCGGTTGAAGTGAAGCTGAATCAGGTGGCGATGGTTGGCGATGCCGACTATAACTTGTACGGCATGACTAATCACCCGAATATCGGTCAAACTACCTTGCCTGTTGCGAAATCATGGGACAAATGCACCGGCGAAGAATTGATGCAGAATCTCGATGCCTTGTGGAACGCAGTCCGCTTGCAGTCTAAAGGTGTTCACACGCCTAACAAGCTGATTCTTTCTTCCACTCTTCATGCAATCGTAACTTCAAAAATCTACACTGCCGGCACTGGTGAGACCGTTTGGGGCTTCTTTAATAAGAAACATCCGGGCTTGCAACTGGTGGAAGCGCCTGAGTTTGACAAAGCAGGCACTGGTGGCGCTCACTTGGTATTCATCGGCGAATTTGACGCCGAGAACATGAGCCACGAAGTAGTGATGCAATTCAACCAACTGGAAGCGCAAGCGCGTAACCTTGAATTGGTTGTTCCTTGCTACGCTCGCACTGCTGGTGTTGCCGTGCATTACGCTTTGGCATTCTCAAAAGCCGAAGTGCCTGCCGCTTAATCTTGAAGCCGCCTGAAATATGGCGGCTTTCTCTTGGAGATTAAAAGATGATTTATGTCAAAAACGTGAAGCCGTCTGTTGTTGTGTTGAACGGCAGTATCGTGGTTGCACCGCTTGATGTCGTGCAGGTTGACGAAAACGACAACGGCGTTAAGCGCCTGTTGGAAAGCGGTCAACTGGTAGAAGCGACAAGCAACGAAATCCCGACAACAGTAGAAGAACAGCCTGAAGATTTGGACGGCATGACTGTTGCGGAATTGAAAGAATACCTGAAAGCAAAAGGTGTTCAGTTTTACGCAAACGCCAAAAAAGACGAACTGCTGACACTGGCAAAGGAAGCTTAAATGGAATGTTCTGACGTATCTGTAAAAACCCTGCTTCTGTACGCGCCGATGTTGCAGACGATGGACGAAGCCGTCTTGCATGATACGTTGGTTGCTTCCATTGATTTTGCGCCGTCCTGCCTGCCTGAAGCAAAGCAGAAAGAGGCTGTCTATTACTACGCGGCCTACTTGCTGTCATTACGACAACAGGCGGAATTGGTGGGCGTAATTCCTGCTGGCGTAACTTCCGAGAAAGAGGGCGACTTGTCGCGTTCATACGGGAACAACGGCAGCAATTCGTCAGACCCTTATGGCTTTTTGGCGCGTTATGAAAAGCTGAACAACGTCTGCAAGCGTATTGGCGCTATTACTGTCGGCACTGGCGCGATTGGTGGCTGTTGTGGGTGTCTTTGATATATCGGTCAAGCTGTCGGATATGGGGCTTGATAAGGCGCTTGAGAACGTCATTCAGCTTAAAGACAAGCAGGCCAAGGTGGGTATCCAAGCCGGTAGTGGTTCGCATGACGGTGTTGATATTGTCGATATTGCCGTCTACAACCATTTCGGCACAAGAAATATCCCATCACGGCCTTTTGTCAATGACTGTTTCGACAAGAATCAAGGGCAAATTGCCGAGGCCAAGAAACGCATTGTTTACCGTGTTATGGACGGAATGTCCGCAAGTGCAGGGCTGTCTCAGCTTGGGCAGTGGTATCAAGACGTGTTAAAAGGCCATATCCGTAACGGCGGCTGGGTGCCCAATGCGCCTGCAACCATCAAGCGTAAAGGCTCAAGCAAACCGCTGATTGATACAGGTCAACTCGTTAACTCTGTAAGGTGGAAAATCGAATGATGAGTTTTAGGAAACCGCAAACGGTGAAACGCTTTGCAGGCGGGAGGTACGTTAAAGGCCGTTGGGTAGCCGATGAAGAATCGGAAACCCTGCAAATCATGGCGAGCGTCCAGCCTGTAACCAATGATGATATGCAAAACCTGCCCGAAGGTAAGCGCATTGAGCGAGCCGTTAAAATCTACACTGACGAACTGTTGAGGGTAGAGGGAACGGATGAACAAGGCGATGTTATTTTATGGCAGGGGCGTGAATATCGTGTGATCGCGATTGCGCCTAATCAAATGACCTTTATAACATCATTGAAAGCGTTTGCGATTACCCTGTCATTTGGGCATACGAAAACGGTAAACGCCCAAGAACAACGTTCTTCCTGCTTGATGTCCGAACGGTTAACGCCCAATGGGGTGCTATTGTCGGCAATGTTGCCGATGATGGCAGTCGGCAGATTGACGCGAACCGCGAGGCCAGTGTCTATCTAACCTGTTTCGGTAAGGATTCTGACAAGATTCTTGACGAAGTGGCCATGCGCCTACAGACAGAGCGCGTCTTAGATATGCTGGAAGCCGCTAACGCCGACATTGTCGATTTTGACACGATACAACACGCGCCCAAGCTATTTGAGCGAGACCATGAGCAACAGGCAGTCTTGGGCTTCCGTTACCGCTACACGGCAAACACAACGGAAACCATCGATTTCATTGAATCGGTAGATTTAAATATTGATACGCAGCCATAGGGCTGCTTTTTTATGGAGTAATAACTATGGCAAGTATCGACCGCCTTGTGGATGTTCAGATTAGTCTGAACACTACAGGCATTGCAACATCAAGCTTTTCAGACGGTATGTTTGTTGTGCCGCATTGCCTGAATTTGAGCCGCATGATGGCCATTACCGGCGCAGACCAGCTTCTTGAGATGGGCGCACGTCCTACTGATTTGGTGTATTTGGCTGCGCAGGCTTGGTTCTCGCAAGGCAAGCACCCAAGCAAGCTGTACATCGGCCGCAAGCAAATCAACAGCGTGAAACTGGCCGTCAATAAAGCCAAAGCCGCTGAATATAAAATTACCGTTGCCCGCAAGGTTGGCGGCGAAACGGTAACTCAAACGGCAAGCACTACCGGCACGGCGGAAATGCAACCAAGCGCAATCGCCACAGCCTTGAAAACTGCTGCCGCTTCTATTGGCGTGACTGTTTCCGTCAATAACAACGTGCTGACAATTTCTTCTGACGAAGCGTTTACGCTGAAATATGTGAACTTGGACAAGCAGGAAGAATCTTCTACCGAATCATGGACGGACGCACTGTCTGCTATTCAAAAAGCAGGCGGCGACTGGTACGGCTTGGCTATTTCCAGCCGAAAAGCCGCTGATGTGTTGGAAGTGGCGGCATGGGCTGAAGCAAATCATAAAATGTTTGGTACGGCTTCGGCTGATGAACAGATTACGGACGGCTCAACCGACACGGATATTTTGAGCCAACTGAAAACTAAGGGCTATGCCTACACGTTTGGCATGTACCACACAAAAGCCGAAACTGAGTTTCCTGAATTGGCGCTGATGGCAGACCGTTTCACTTATTACCCCGGTCAAGAAACTTGGGCAAACGTGAAACTGAACGGCATTACCGCCGATACACTGCTTGAAAGCCATGTGATTGTCGTTCAAAGCAAGAACGGCTCAACCTTTGAGAATTTCGGTTCTTTCTCGATTTCTCAACAGGCCAAAACAGCAAGCGGCGAATGGATTGACGTCATCCGTTTCCGCGATTGGCTTAAAGCGAATATGCAGGCTGACGTAGCCTATGCGCTGATTAATGCAGGCGGCAAAGTGCCATATACCGACAAGGGTATTCAGGTTATCGTTAACGCCATGCGCCAAAGCTTGGACTTGGGCGTACAACGTGGCGGCATTGCACAGCCTGAATTGGATTCCGAAAATAAAGTATTGGAATCATACGTTATCAAATATCCGCGTTCTTCCGATATTTCGCCAAACACTAAAGCAAAACGTATCTTGCAAGATGTTGGTGGCGTAGCGCGTTTGGCTGGCGCAATCCACTTGGTTGAAATCAAGTTTGCTTTGGCTTATACCCTGTAATTAACAGGCCGTCTGAAATATGACGGCCTTTCTTTTGGAGATTAAAAGATGGCTGGTGTTAAAACATACGCAAGCGACAAAGTGGCAATCACGTTCGGCGCGCATAGCTTTAAAGGCTTGGCAGATGGCACGTTTGTGAACATTGAGATGATGTCTGACGGCGTAACAAGTAAAGCAGGCGCGGATGGCGAAGTAGCCCGTTCCATGAGCGCAGACAAGCGCTGTAAAGTGGCTATTACCCTGTTGTCAACAAGTGAAACCAATACGGTTTTGAGCCGATTCTACGACGCAGACCAAGTATCGGGTGGTGCGTTGCCTTTGCCGTTGACGATTAAAGACTTGCGCGGCGATACCATGTTTGCGGCCGGTTCGGCTTGGATTGTCAAAAAAGCAAACACTGAATTTTCTCAAGAGGTTGGTACGCGCGAATGGACGTTCGAGACCGCCGCCGCCGAGTATATCGCAGGGGGTAACTAATGAGCATTTCTAAGGAAGTGATGATTGGTCAAAACAAGTTCGGCATTATACGCATGGACGCTTTCACGGCGTTGGGTGTGTTTGGCGACTTGCAGAAAGAATTATTGCCGGCGCTGGGTAATTTAGCGGCCGATGGCGAAGAATCGGTCATGAA